GTTTGTAGGCTACGTGCGTAGTGTCACCTGCGGCTGCAAGACGTGAGAAGTAAGATGCAGCAGCTACAAATGTGTGCGCTGTACGGATCTCGGAAAGTAATGTTTCCTGCAAGCCTTCTAAGGTAGCAAGGTCAAGCGCAGGGCCGATATGGTAGGTTGCTAGTCGGGCTGAACTTGGAAAAGCTCCAACCGCCGAAAAAACTGTTATCGGACTTGCTTGCGGTTGCTGTGAAGCTGCCAACGTATTAGTCGTAGATCCATTGTAATATACCGCATATCCGCTACCATCAGATCGGGAGTGTCCATAGAAACCAGACGGCTCAGTAGCTACTGGAACAAAAACGGCTCCAGATTGGTTTGAATAGAAAAGCTCAGGGCCAGCATTATCCCTTCGCCCAAGTGTTAGCCTTGAGAATACATTGCCAGTGCCTAATTCGACCGACAAACCTGTTGTCTGCGGGTCAGACACGTAGGTGCTAACTGACAGATCATTTTGCGCATTGTCGTTATTGTTGACCCCAGTGCTAATATCCTTAGTCGAACCATTACCCTTTAGACCTGTCAACTGATCCAAGTCACCTGCAACAAAGTTGTTCTGGGTAGGTACTGTCATACCGTCCCTAAGAGGAACTGTGACACCTTGTATTCCTACACCCACGAAGGATGTGGAGGATTCCATATCGTCCCAGTAAGCTCCACCAAGCGTTACTAGACTATCAATGTAGTTAGCTAGTGGCTGCTTGTAGTCAACGTAGGTGGTGTCACCTGCTGCGTCCAGGCGGCTAAAGTAGTTTGTTGCCTCTGGCGAGAACGGTGATGGCTCTTTAGGCAATATCCATTTGCCTAAGCTATTATTTAGGCTCAGGTGCATACTAGTACTTGTGCGCTGCTACGATACCAGAAGTTACTGTTACTTCGCTGAATGCTCCATAGATAATTGTTCCAGCAGCAAAGGTTGGGCCAACTAGCTTAGCTGTACCGTCAATGCTGGATGCAGTCAAAGCACCGAACACAGTGTCATTTAAGATTTGCAACGCTCCATAGCGTTTACCGGTTACTGCATCAGCAGCTTCAAGGATCTCCGATCCAGCGGAGGAAAATTCCAGTGCGTTGTTTTTTGAGTTAGCCATAATTTTATTATATCACAGGGGTGTTATCGTGCTTGACGATTTACGTAAGTTGAAAATCTCTTATTAATTGTGTTGTTGTTAGAACGTAGGTCGATCTTCTCCAGCTCAAGTGCCAGAAAGGTTTGAGCAGCTTGCTCCTCTGCGAGTGCTTCCTCTTGCTTGTTTTGAACCCGGAGGAAGTCAGCATAAACAGCGTGACTAATAAAGTTGAAGAACTCCGCTGGTACTTCTAAGGTAGAATTATAATAATCAACAGTTACCGTGTAAGGAGTGAACTCCTTCTTGTAGGTTACCCAGGCGGTGTCATTCGTTGTTGATTCTACGTTTAGGATGTGCGCACCACTGGATGTAACATAGAACTCGTACTCACGTGCTGATCGGTTCAGTAGTGGTTGAGTGTTGTGGATACGGACGAACTCACCAATGTTGGATAGGTATTGAGCAAATGGCCCAGGAGCATCACCACTCTGCACACTAAACTGATATGTTGGTGGCCCATCAATTGTACCTATACCCTGGTAGAGGGGAAGATCGGGTTCTACACCAGGTGCGGTTGGACTGATTTTCCAGAAATACTGTTGAGCAACACCAGAAAATTCACCCCATAGCCACATTGTCTCATTGCCATCGGAATCAAATTTTGAATAAGCAAAAGCACCATCTTCGCCGAATCCATTCCGTAGATAAAAACCATTTGCCTCCTCGGAACCAGCTCCGGATACATAGTAGCTTTCACCCAGTGTTGAAACTATCTGATTTCGCTCGATTGGCCGTGGCTCACCTACAGTAATGTATCGAGGCCAGCTTGGGCTTGCATTGAAGATCTCGGAGAACCTACGGTTAATAAAATGACTCAGTTGATCCTGTTCACCAGTGGATAGTTCCCCGCCTGTCCCGATAAGAGCGGAGGCTAGTTTGAAAAGATCGCCGTAAGTTCTGGTCTGCATTATATTTTGTTGGGGCTAAGTTCTGGGAACTTCTTATTGTAGTACTTTAAAAATTCTTTAGAATGCACAGTCTCTTGACCGTACTTCTTTACCAGTCGAAAAAATTCTCGTGCTGGCATTGTGGCAACTGGCCGTCCCAAGGTGGGATGAATAGTTCCTTTCAGTTGATGCGCCTCCTTGGCTGCTTGTTGGTAGCGGTCCTTCTCGGTCGCTCGTTCCAACTGGAGACCCTCTTGAATCTCCTGCATTAGGGCGCGATCAATCTCCTCATCGGAGTAAGTCTTTGAATTAGGAGTAATAATATCCATAAGTAAAAAAAAAAGGAGAGGGTCTGGGATCGGACCAGACCCTCCCCGAATTATTTAGCTTGTGCTGACAATCTTGCCGTGAGCACCAGGGTGGTAAACACCGAGGGTCAAAGCGCAATCAACGAAGCCACGGTCGCCGCCACCAAAATTTGGAAGACGAGTGCTGCCCATAGGGATGAGTTCGTGAACACCGTAGTATTCAGGATTCACCAAGTAGCCAGCCATTCCAGCAGTACCAGCTTGTACTGGCATACAGTCAGGGTTAGCATTGACAACAGATACGATACCGTGATCGCTTTGATAGAGATCAACGGAAAGCTTGATAGTGCCGCTTTCGCCGTTGTAGTTCACTGCACGAACTGAGTCACCCGATACGCCACCGATGCGAGCGAAGTCGCTGATGTCTTGACGGAGTGCTGTATCAGCAACCAACATAAGGTTGTTGGATGTACCAGTAACCTTGAAGATCGAAGAGATAAGAGAGTTCAATTCGCTTTCTGCGAAATTGCCATCAGTTACGTTAGCGATACTTGTAGCTGGAGTTTGGAATGCAGCAGGAACGTCACCCGAACCAGCAGCATTTTGAATCCAGTCACCAAGACCACCAAGGCGATTGAAGTTAGTCCCACCACCATCTTCAGTGTTTTGAGTATTGTTAGAAGCGAGTGCTCCTTCAACATCGCGCTTGAGTTCACGAATTGCTTTAGCTTCTGCTTGAGCAATCTTAGCTGGGCCAACGGAATCGACTGCTTCTTGCAGATCGGAAACCATATAGTCCCGGCGGAACTTTTGAACGCGGTTGCCAAGGCGAGCACGTCCGGCGAATTGGTCAGTGAATGCTGTAACATCAGCACCTTCCTGGATCCCATCAAAGCTAGGAGCGGAAAGAGAGTCAACAGTCCACTCAACCTTAGTTGCGGATGCGCCCTTTTTGTTAGCAGAAGAAAGAATAGGTGTTTCTTCTGGAGCGAGAATTGTCAAGACATCAGTGAGGTCTTCACGATTGGAAACACCGGAACCGGTATTTGTAGTATCGAATGTATTTGAGAATGCCATAATTAGTTATGTATTTGTATAGTTAGTTAATGAATAGGTTAGTGGCGTGATGCCATTTTGTGTTTTCTGAGATTAGCGAAATCGTTTGCGCTACCCGTTTCCTTGAACCTAGCTTCTAATTCTTTTAGTGCTTTGGCTGTTCTTCCCATTCCCTTTTCGGGTTTGGATGCAGATGGACTGGCTGATTTCGGAGGATTTAATACTGCTGATGTCTTACGCTCAGTGACGGGCTTACGTCCGTAAATACTGTTAGTAGCGTGAGCGAACCAATAATCCAATTGTGCAGCTACTTCCGGTGCTTCCCGCTTAACAACCTTTTTGAGTTGCTTAAAACGTTCATCACCTACGGTGGCTTCGAATTGTTTGCGTAAGTCATTGTCCTCACCTTCCAACCAAGTCAGTTCTTTTCTGGCACGTTCTGAGAAAGAATCAGCAAGCTGCTCCCCTTCGATCTGTGCCTGAACCTTGTTGAGTTGATCAGGGAGAAAAGTTTTCTGCGCTTTACGGGCTTTCAATAAAGCCTGTCGCACGTCCTTCTTTGTCCACTCCTTACCTTCGATTTCGGTTACGATGTCATCAGCGGAATAGCCATCACTCTCAAACAGAATATCCTCAGCCCACTCAACAACTTGATCGACTTCCCCTGCCTTGGCCTGTAACTTCTCGACAGAATCGAGGTTACCGTAGGGGTTATTTTCAACCTTCTTTGTTTCTAATAGGTTAGGTTTTTCCTTGAGTTTAGCTTCTAAACTAGCAAGACGTTCTTCGGCAGCTTTGCGCTTAGCAGTCAATTCACCGAATCGAGCTACAGCACGGCTACCTAGCTTGTCAGCTAGTTCCCGCAAATCCTCCTCGGACATATCGTCCAAGTCCAACTGTGAAAGAACATTGTCGGATTCCTCGGTCTCCTCAGTAGCTTCCTCAGTCTCAACTGATTCCTCAGTTTCCTCCTCAGTTACTTCCTCGGTTTCCTGCTCCTCGGTTTCTCCGGCCTCTTCCTCCTTTGGCTCTTCAGCCTCAGGGGTCAGTTGCCC